AAGGCCGATTTCAGTTTCGCCGCCATTTGTTTCCTTAAAGAATAAGCAAATCGTCGTTTGCTATGTATGAGCTACCCGCTACCTCGCCCTTCATCTTCAGGCCAATCGCCATAATAAGAGCAACGGCACCGTCAATTTTGTTTTCGGGCCGCTCTTTACGCGGGTAAACGTTTTCTTTCGCGTCGTAATGTCCGACGACGTTGCCAATCATCCACGCTAGAACGGGGTTGCCGTTGTGCATGATGCGTTTTTCTCGCATCATGGCGTCTAGCTCTTTCGTCGGCTCCGAGAAGTTCGCAAGAACCTGTCTGAATTCTACGACGTTGGCGCCAGCGCTAGTCAGCGACGTTGCCATTTGCGTCGATTGCCAAGGGTCGACACCGATTTCTAGAACGTCGAAGCTCGACAAGTCGTCGCGAAGGTCCGACTCGATCTTGTTGAAGTCGATAACGTCTCCGTCAGTGACGATTATGTGGCCTTCGATCTGCCATCCCGCATAACTCGCGTTCTTTGTCTTCTCAATGGCAGCTTGCGGCACGTAGAAGCGCGAAAACGTAGCGCCGTCTTCGAAATGAAGAAGAACCGCTGCAATATCCGTCTTCGACGCCAAGTCGACGCCAATGCGGCACGGTTTTCCGTAGTAATCTTCGATTTTTAGCTCTGGATTCTTGCAAGCGTCCCAAGCAATGGTGTCGTAAAGCGCTTGGTCCGTCTGAATCCAGATGTTCAGATGCTTCGTAAGAAACGCGGCCTGCGAAGCTGGCGAGTGCATCGCCTTCAGGCACATATCGGTAAGGTTCTTTTCCTCAACCGACACGCCGTAATTAGGGTTCGCCTTCCTATGAATGTCGGGCGAAGTCCAATCGTCACCTTCGTCGACGGTGTAGACGATACCGAAGTACGACTCGTCTTTGACGGTGCCCTTCAGAATATTGAGAATGTACGTACGTTGCTCGTACGCAATGCCGGTTTTGTCGCTGCCGGCTGTCGTGATAGCCCAAAGCAACGCTTGGTCACGCTTACCGCAGCCTGTTTCGATAGCGTCGTAGACGTCGCGCGAACGATGCGCGTGCACTTCGTCAATTAGACCGAAGTGAACGTTCTTACCGTCCAGCGAGTCAGCGTCCGACGATACAGCCTCGAAGAATGAAGCGCTTGACGACTGAATGATACGATGCGCGATTACCTCAACGCCTAGCGAGTCCCTAAACTCAGGGCACTTCTTCGCCATGTGCTGGCCAAGACCAAAGGCAATCTTTGCCTGATCTTTAACGCGTGCCGCGCTATAGATTTCCGCGCCGCCCTCGCCGTCTGCAGCCAGCATATACAGTGCCGGCGCAACGCTAATCGTCGTCTTGCCGTTACCGCGCGGGACTTCAATATAGACGCGGCGGAAGCGACGCTTCCCGGTTCTCTTAAATACCCAACCGAAAATGCAAGTAAGAAGGAACGACTGCCAAGCTTCAAGCGTGAGGTTAGTTCCAGCAAGCGGACCCTTGATATGTTGGAATCCGCAAGTGAACTCTGCGACGTATTCGCCGGCTTCATAGTTGAATTCGTATGGCCAGTTCGTGTGCTCTAAGTCGTCAAGGTGGCGCTTGCACGCTTGCTGCACATAGAGACAGGCCGGAATGATGCCGGAAACAACGCCCTTGCAATAGGAAATGCCGGCTTCGCAGTGCGGATACTTAGGTTTTGCGACGCGCGAAGACGGACTTTGGCTTTTCGCTTTCGTTTTCTTTTTTGGCGCCGGGAGCGCTGATTTTGCTTCTCTCGGCAGGGCCAAAACCTAACTTGTTTAGAACATTTATTAGCAATGCGTCGCACTTCGAGTCGGTAGAACCGATTTTGAAGCGCATCATGTATTTTACGGCGATTTCAAACATGAAAGCGTCAGCACTAGTAAGCCAGTGCGCTTCAGCGGCCATTAGCCGCCACATGTTTTTATGAAGTTCGTCTAGGTGCTCTGGCGGATCGCCAAGAGCACCGATAGGCACGGGCTCATTAGCCCGCGCCCTTTTCCTGTCGGGGTTGTGTGCGAATGCGCCCGACAATTCGAGCGCAGCCGTTGGCTTGCGCGGTCGGGCCATTCGGTTTCCTTCTAGTACGTGTCCATAGTGCCGCCGCCGCCGCTGGAGCCGCCAGCGGAGGTATGGACGTTTCGCTTATGTATCGTAGTTCCAGTGCTAGCAAGATACGCAATTTGGCCCGATGTCATACCGTCCTTGGTTCTGTCACACCACATGGTAGCCGTGTTATCGACTTGATATGCGGTAGGTGGCGTCGCGCCTCCAAGGGCAATATCTCCAATGTCACTTGAATACGTGCCGGCTAGAAGAACCTTAGCACTATTTACGTGCCTTACTGAGCCTCCGCGATTGTTCGGATAGAAGCCCGCAAGATCGATGCCGATACAAGTTTCGTGCGACGTATGGCCGTTGCAAGATGCAGCGGTTCCGCGTCCGTTGTCCTTACCTGAGCAATTGACAGTCAGGTATTGGAGTCCAGAGCCCTTCGTATCGTGGAAGTTAATTCCGTCCGTGGCATTAGCGCTTCCCTCACAACCATAGAGGTAGGCAAGCCCCTTCATACTGTCGATTCCGAAGCCGCGCGCTGTAGTATTGACGGTACCACCGACATATTTTGCAGTGGAGTTCTTACCAACAAATACGCGAGTAAGAGCCGACGTAGCAGACAATAGATAGTCAAACGCAGCGTTTGTAGACCCACCTTCAGCATCAATGTTTTCGACGAATACGTTTACTGCAGTCGTGAACTTAAATAGCGACACAGCCGCGCGATAAAGCCGCGTGTTGGTCGGAGTAGGAACGGCGCCGTCAATCCTACGAACGTAAACCTTCGTTCCGTCCGTTGAATATAGATCGGACGTCGTCGGCGTCGTTGTGTTTAGCGTCGCAGGAGTCGCGATAAAGGAATGGTCTGTATTGTTACCGTAAGCGTTCTGCACCAATCTGTTGCAGAGGCGGTCAATATTTGTCAACGCAAGCGAATAACAGTTGGTGTAGGTCGCGTCGACGGTGAACGTTCCGAAGTTGTCGAACGTCCCGACTGTCGCCCGTCCGCTTGCCGTTGTGAAATATATATCATTCGTTGGCGCCAAACCGGCAGGGCCAATATTTCGCGCGAACTCCATTCCATCAAGGACAACCTTAGCCTTGAAGCCGCCAGCATTGGCTAGGGCAATGGCTTTGTTGATAGTCAATAGCTTGTGGCTGGTATCAGTACCGCTGTTGGTGTCGACACCGCCAGCGCCAACGTAATAGGTAACGTCGGGGGCGCTGCGAGCGGACGAGAAAAGATCAAACATTGCTTCTGGCGTAATGCCAGCGTTGCCCGTGGCAAGAGCCATACCGCCCGGATCAGAAATAGTCGGAATGATAGGGAAGTTGACCGTATCGAATCCAAGTCCAGTCGGGATAAAAACAGAAGGCGAAATGCGACCCGCTGCGGGGCGGATAGATAGACTTCTCCCGACGCGCCTTCTTTGCCTAATGTTGTTAATCGTCACGCTGCAACCCAAGCGAGGAATTCACCACCGGCACGCTTGCCGAAGACGTCAATAGGCGTATTCGCCTGAAGGAAGCGACGCGGGCCGTTCGTGGCGTCCGGCGCTGTGCCGATAGCGAAATAGATATCGACAGTCGAGATAATCGAGAAGATCGGAGCGCCAGCAACCGAAGACTCAATCGGGCTTGCATTGGTCGTAGTGCCAGCGCTTGCCATGGTCTGCGACCACATACATTCAGACAGAAGCGCAACGTTGTGGTTCTTGTCGTGAACCGGGCCGGAGTAGCCACAGGCGATATGCGTTCCAGAAAGTGCCATGTCTAAAAAATCCCTAAAATGTCAAAATCTCCCCATTTTGGGGATACGTAAATTTTCCCATGGGCCGGTTAGAGCCCCGTACTTCGTAAAGACCGAAGCCCCCCCTACCCATGGGGCTTTGTTCTTTCCGAATCATGGGCCTGCATGCTGTCGAGCCATGAAAGCCACAGTGCGCCGAAGTACAAATGCAATAGCATCAGACGATAGCCACATGACGCACGATGAACCATGCTGTACAACCAACAGCAGCTAGCGCACCCACTACAGTAGACGCCATACCAACCACTAAGAAGAAGAACAGTCCTTTGATGTTGAAATCAAATGCCATCACGTATCCCTTCGGTGTGTCGACACACACTCAACTGTAATCGTTGTGCCTTTGCGCTTGATACCGCGCATAGCAATAGCTTCCGCCTTGCGTTCACACGCACCACTGTTGTTCGCATACAGAGTAGGCAGCGTCGCACGCACTGGCGTATGGCCAACAACAGAGACAGTAACAATGATCTGCAATAGATAGCCTAGCATCTATAACCCTTGAGTCCGTGTATCTTGTTGTGGCAATTGGTGCACAGCGTACGCAGGTTATGCAGTGCGTCTGCTCCACCTTCTCTACGCTCTACGATGTGGTGTGCTGTCAGACGTAGTGTCGGAGTCTTGCAATCAGGAACAGTGCAGCGATGATTATCACGGGCAAGACATTGAGCGCGTAGAGCGCGCCAGCCTGCAGATTGGTAATAGGCGTCCGTTGTTCTTTGTGGTCTGACATACGGACGCCAATGTGTTGGCTTGTGTTGTGGTGCTCTAGTCGGCACTCTTCCTGCCTAGATTGTAGCAAGCTAGCCCGAATGCCATGCACGACAGCAGCATTGATAAGGCGTTCAACA